GCACGAATGCGTACCGTGTAAGTCAATAGATCGGCTTTGACGAACCAAAACGTCCTACCCGATTGAGATGAGAAGAAGCACCCTGCTTTCAGCGTTGCCAGAGAGCAGTAGTTTCTTTTCTTTTCTGACAGGCTTTCCCAATTGACCTTGGGGGGATCAGGGGGGTGTTTGCTTTACTCTTTGCTTTTCTTTAGGCGTAGGGTTGACACACTTATTAAACTTTGCATACTCCCTAAAACCAATGAGCTATCCAATAAAGATGTTTTACAAGTTTGTAGGACTCATTGCATACATTAATGGTTATTGCCCTTACTGCTTACTAGAACTAAACGCTTGCAATAATAAATCGTGCCACATATGCAATGTCGCAAGTGAATTTCGACCACCGAATATATGGAAAAGATTTACATCATCAATCTAATCTAAAACACATGACACCAGAAGAAGATGCAGCAAAGATTTGGAGTGAAGCATATTATCATGGTGTAAATAAATACATCTCTGGAAGCAAAGAACACAAATCACAGTTCTGGACTGCTGGTGCTGCATGGTATGCAAAAAACCTAAGAGATGAACAATTGGATCTTATCAGCTACCTACATCATCTTTCTGAAAGAATTAAATTGATTGAACTATTGGCAAACATGATGGGTGAAGAAGAAATTTCCTTGCGTGACGCAAGCACACTGTTAAAGAACCTTGTGGTTGATAAGCCGCCACAATCTTTGCAGAATCAATCTAATGACTAAAAAACATCCTGTCGGAGCAGTTGTTGTCTCCGACCTACATTGTGGTTCTTCTGTTGGATTGTGGCCTGATAACCACATTACTTCTACTGGCAATAAAATTGGCCTTGGCAATAATCTTCACCAACAATGGCTTTGGCAATGCTGGAACGACATCCAGAAGAAGATTAAAGATCACTTTAAAGGAGAACCATTTGCATTAATTGTAAATGGAGATTGCATTGAAGGTAGGCATCATGGAACTACAGAGATAGTTGTAGCCTTAAACTTTGATCATGCCCTTGCTGCCATTGAATGTTTAAAGCCCCTAGCTAAACTTGCTTCAGTAACCTACATGACGGCTGGAACAGAATGCCATGTTGGAGATTGGGAAAAAATGATTTGCAAAGAAATTGGCGGCAAGTGGCTAGGAGACAAGGGGCTTGTGGAAATGAATGGAACGCTCATGGACATTGCCCACCATATGCCAACAAGTGCTAGGGCATACCTAGAGGCAGGAGCGATGTCTATAACAATGGGCAACGCTCGACAGAATTACTCTCGTGTTGGTCATAGGGTTCCAAAGATATATCTAAGAGGCCATAGACATACGGGAGGAATCTTTAATGATGGATCAGGTATATTCATGGTTACTCCTGCTTGGCAACTTTTGACCCGCTATGGTCACAAAGTAGTAGGAGATTCCATATGCCGACCCGGATTTGGAATTATAGATTGGCGTGGATGCGCCAAAGGAGAGTTACCAGCAACCAAACTAACCGTATATGAGCCAAAAGAAAATAAACCCATCTGAATCTGAACTACGCAATTCTGCTTACGACTGGATTAATAAAACAGAAGACTATAGCGTTGAGGTAGTTCCCGAAGGTTGGCTTACTTGCCAGCAAATATGTGAGCTAAAGAACATGACTACGGGACAAGCAGAAACCTTGATTAGAAGAATGATCAACAATGGAGAATGGAAAAAGAAAACATTCAGAATTAAAATTGGTGGAGCAGGAGTAAAATCAGTCCTTCATTATACAGGAAAATGAAAAAGCCTTCCGAATACTACTTAGATGTAGGTGTTTGGAAAACAGGATGTTGGATTGTATGGCCTGTTGATAAAGAATCAGCCAAGACTTGGTTTAAAGAAAAACTAGATGGAGAACATGAGTTTGAGAACCTAGATAATCATTCTGATGCCTGTGCTGTTCTAGGAAGCGTTCCCATCATATTCCTTACCCAATGGAAATTTAATCCAGAATGGATTTCTAATCTAACCCACGAATGTATTCATGTTGCTACATTCATGCTTAAAAACTGTGGTGTTGAAGAAAAAGAATCCTGCGACGAGGCGTTGGCATACCTAGTCGGCTACCTTGTAGAGAGCTTTCTAAAAGCCCTTACAAAGAAAGTTTAAGCAAAGGTCAGCAGATCGCTCTGATGATGTGCAATAAGTTGAAGGATTGCCTTTCCCTCATCGGTAGCAACATGACCCGTACCTTGGCACTTCCAGCAAGGCTCTCCTTGACCTTCATCGTACCAATCGGTTCCTGTACCACCGCACTCATCACACGCCCTCTCAAGCATGCTCTGTTTGAATAGGTTATTCATACGACCCATCCATTGACTGATTTTTTTATTTTTGTCAATTCTTTTTTACAAAATAAATGAAACAAAAAGATTTACTAGATAAAGCCAAAGAACTCGCTAACCTTGGTCAAGACTATGGAGCCATCATCGGACAGCTTGAAGCAAACAACCAATTGCTCATCAAGCACTACGTCCTCGACCTCCCAGAAGAACTTGCCACCAAAACCATCTATGGCAGAGTTGCTTGGGCAAATAGGGAGAATGTCCCTAAAGGCAGAGGAAGACCACGCAAATGATTAAATTATGAAAGACAACATTCCATTGGTGGTTGCTTATGGCGGTGGCACAAATTCTGTTGCCATGCTATGCGGATTCTTGGAGCGAGAGATCAAACCAGAATTGATCATCTTTGCTGACACTGGAGGAGAACTTCCACATACCTACAATCACATTAAAATGATGTCAGAAAAGACAAAAGAATGGTGGGGGATGCCTATCGAAATTGTTTCCAAAAAATACCAAGGTGAATTTGAGGGGCTAGAAGGTGAATGCCAAAGAAGAAAACAACTTCCTTCTTTAGCTTATGGAAGAAAAGCGTGTTCATTAAAATACAAACAAGAACCACAGAGAAAATTTATTAAAAAATGGATGGGTCAAATTAATGCTAATACAATTTATCAGGCAATTGGATATGATGCAGGAGAAGGACATAGAGCTATAGGTATTACTGAAAATCTTTTAGGAAAAAATCGTGTTTCCAAAAATTGGTTTCCTATTATTGAATGGATGTGGAGGAGGCAAGAATGCGTAGAAACAATCAAACGGCATGGGCTTCCTCTCCCCGGTAAATCATCCTGCTTCTTCTGTCCTTCAATGAAGATCGGTGAGATCCTACGATTGCGAAAGGAATACCCAGAATTTTTTGAACGGGCAATCGCACTTGAAAAAAACATGAATGTGAAAGGCAGAGTAGAGGGTCTGCACTTTGGCGTAAAGTGGAGCGATATAGTTGCCGCTGATGATGAACAACTACAAATGTTTAAATGGCTAGACGAGAATGATCCAGCTAAAGTTCCTTGTGGGTGTTATGATGGGTAAATAAATATTCTAATACCCTTTGGTGTAACGGTAGCACAGGGGACTTTGACTCCCCTAGTCATGGTTCAAATCCATGAGGGGTAGCCAATCCAGCATAGCTCAATGGTAGAGCGTTCGACTGTTAATCGAATGGTTGTAGGTTCAAATCCTACTGCTGGAGCCATCACCCTTCTCTATCCCAAATGTCGCATTCTGCCACATCCTGACCTGAGAGGTATTAAAGTGCTTTATAGAGCCATCTAGGGCCATGCAAACAGTCCACACATCATTCTCAAACATACCCCCACTCTCCACATAAATAGCATACCCATCCCCCATAGGAGTAACTACAGGCATAGGGTTCTTAAATTCGTGGATCATAAAAAATAACCCATCTGTTTGAGCATTGTTAAGAGGCTTGATGGGTTTTATTAACAACCTTACTTAAGGAAGGTCAGCTTATAAAGCGTTGAATCAATCAACTCAGCAATCCCATCCACCAAATTCTGGATCTCACTAGCCCCACCAAGAACGCCCCTGTTCTCCTCCAACACCATCTTCAAATACATCACAAACACAAGAGCGTCATCCTGCCCATCAACCTCTACAGTCTGGTCGGGAAAATCTACAAGCTCTCCATTCTTGCCCTGCCATGCTTCAACTACTCCATCCACCAGCCCCGGTAAGCCCTCATAAAGTCCCTGCAACGCCTTATGCTCAGAATAGTTCCTACTCCTCAAATGAAGAACATGGGCAATCGTAGCGGCATTCAGTAGCGTAATCAGTAGTTCTCCTGCTTTCATATTGCGACACCCTAGCCACTCAAACATTCCTTTGTAAAGAACTTTCTTATACAACCTATTCTACAAGGATCTTTCAATAAGGCAACTTCCAGAATAGGGATTTTTTTTCATTGGGTCATGTCGGATAATCGTCGCTGGCGGGGCGGGGTGGTAGGGGGGGGGAGCACCCGAAGAGATCCCTTAGTGTGAGCAAAAGGATGCTTGCCCTTGGGGTCTGGCTGGCTGGCGTAATCAGATCAGACTCAGGCTATCCGACTAGCTCGGCATCAATCACGCTTGTCGCAGCACTCGGCTTGTCATCCAACCGAACAGGATTGCCGGCATCCCTAATCTCCTGCACTCCTTGTGTCTTACCTAGCGAAACAATGAGAAGAAAGGGATTACTCGCTTGAGGCGTACGATCTGCAAAGTTATCGCCCGCCATCTTGTTATCTAAACTCAACGCTTCCAACTTACCCACCATCTTTCGCACTCTCTTCACTCTTCCCTCCGCATCAATCTCCTCCCGAATCTCCTGCACTAGATCAGCATCGGGGCTGCTTGCGTCTGCTCTCACTGCCCTAGCTAGAAACGCTCTTTTCTCAGCGAATGTAAGAGCATCCTGATTGAAACTCTTCTCCTTCAGCTTGTTCACATAGTTCTTCACTCGTTCTTGTCGAAGTAACTTGCAGCCATAGCTCGACGCATCTTCAACTCGTCCAGAGAGTATTGAATACCCTGCTCTTCTAACAGATTCAGCGATGGACAATCCTTTAGTGACGTAGTTGTCGACAAACTTCTTTTGGCGAGTGTTCAGTGGTCTGCTCATTTGGTGAGGCTTTTTACCTAGGGAAACTCACCTTGTCAACTTGTGACTTCCCTACCTAGAATGTGCCTACAGCTAGAAGCCCCAGAGAAGCAGGAAAGGGGGCTTTGTTCGATGTAACATTGTACACGGGGGAATGGAAAAGCGTCAAGCATATAATTGTTATATTCCATATAAAACGTTCTAAAAGGAACGCAAGAGGTGATAGGGTTTTAAACGCGCGAGAATGCCCTGTATCGAAGTTAGTATGCCTTCATGGTAGATCGTATAGGTATAAAAGACGCTTGTAAATTGTTGCAGATTCTTTCTATGTTGGCATGGAGTTTGCTATAGAGTATGAAAATATCTTGAAATATTCTTTTGACATTGTATCAGGCATCTAGTAACTTGAATCCTTATGAATAAGAATACGACCAACGAAAACGACAACGACAACGATGCCGACGATGCTTATTACTATGCCGAAATGGGTTTTACCGATTCCGACATTTATTATAAGAATCAAGAATGGGCCATACTTCAGCATGAACAACAGACCCCCCATGCCAAACGATTCTTTTCACTTACCGAATGCGGTTTATAATCACCCACCCAACCAACAAACCAACACCAACACCAACAGGAGAAACACCATGACAGCAACAAAGCAGACAGACATCAACGAGGAAATTGATTTCAGCATCTTTCAGTTCCCTAAACTAGCGAAAGCCGTAGTCGATCAAATGGGAGGAGAGAAGTCTTTCCTTTCATCATGGGAAGACATAATCAACCACGGGATTTCCGGTGGTTTCTCAGGCTTCATTTACTACAACGAGACAAACCAATTTGCCAAACACAACATCCACTTGATTCGTGAAATGGCACGAGAACAGGCCGACGATTTCGGGATGGGTATGCTTGAGATGATTCAAGGCTTTAATTGCTTGGGAAAAGATTTCTCCCTTGATGAGATCGGAGAAACTCTTTTCGGAGGTGGAGACAATGAGCAAATCCTAAACAGCTTGGCTTGGTATGCCGCAGAAGAGACCTGCCACCAGTTCAGCATCTCAAAAGAATAACCATGAAAAAGTCTGATCTCATAACCGAATGGAACCGAGCAAAGCAGATTCACAATCTGATACTGCTTTCTTTGACCCTGCTTGCCATCCTAGCTTGCTTGATTGCTCGCCTAGCCTACCTCGCCAACAACTAACCAAACCGACCACAATGACCGCATTTCAAAAAGCACAGAAAGCCGCCAGCATTTACAACCGAGTAACCAATCCCCGATTGCTTTTGAGCGATCATCAACACGCTTGTCGTCACAAGTTAGCCCGAAAGATTAGATCATTTCTCAAATCGAACCCATGTCAGGTTATCGAATGGAGTAACGGGACACTTCACGCAATGCCAAACGCTTAAACCCATGACCACAACAGCCGAAACAGAACCACAAGACACCCCACAAGGGGAAAGCATTGCCGATATTCTTGACCGCATGATTCGTACCACTGACGAAATAGCGAAGAAGATTGAAGAGATTAATGCAATGCTATAAACCAAAAAAAGGAGAAACAAAATGACAACATATAACATAATACTTAACGCCGCATTCCTTGGCTACCATCTCACACAGAGAGATGCAACCGAAATCCTTCACCTCTTCACAGGTGACAATCTCCCCGACTTCATCCGCACCTATTGCTCCGCATATGAAAGCTAAAACCACACCTGATCAGTTCCAACTTATACCAGAAGCAGAAATGCCGTTCAACCTAGCAGGGGAAACCCTACCGCCGCAGCCGCCGCACGATCAAACAAAGACCCAAACAATATACGGAACTGACCTTTACGGAAACCCTGTGACTCGTGAAATCACTTGGGGAACCCTTCACCCAAACCAGCCTAATTGCTGGCCTAGATAACCGCCGCATAACTGAAAGGAAATCCAATGAAAAGAACGCAACAGATAACCCTGCACCTTGTTTGCCTAATCCGAAACCCGAAAGCATGGCGATTCTATGCCCAAGGAATCACCAGAGCATTGACCTTTAACTGAAACTACCGCCGCCGCATGAAAGCACTTACAAAAAGACAAGAAATAATTGAATCTTTAAGATATTTAATAGAGACATTAGAAGAGCATGTTCAATATGATGACGGAGAAGAGAAAAGCAGAGAAGCAATCGGAATTGAAATCTGTTACGATGCCATAAACTATATCACAAAAGTTGCACCATATACTCCATGCAATAAATGAAACCAGATACAACAACCCTACGAGAAACCGCCGCATTGATAGCCAACATAGAACAGCTTCTCTTCACCGAGATCCGAACCGCCGAGCATCACGGATTAGATCAAATCAGGATTTCCGTTTCCAGAGCAAAGGAGATTCACCGCATGGCAATCATACTAGAAAAAAGATTGAAAAATATCCTTGCAACCGAAACCACCGCCGCCGAAACTACAACAGACCGACACTTAGACAAGATGTTCGGGATTAACTGAAGCAACCACAAAATTATGAGCATACCATCATCTAACTGGGAAGAAAATTGGGAAGGCCACAGAGTTTTATCCAATCGCAGAGAACACGCCGCAGACTTACGCAAAGAGATCGAAGGCATGAAGGAACAGATGGCAAACCTTCAGTATGATCTTGACGAAAAAGCACAAGAGCTTGTCAGAATCGAAGCGTCGATTGAAGATTTAGAGTCAACGCTATGAAGCTACATTCTTACCCCTGCATTCCGTATATCTGGATCATGCTGGAATCCCTGCGCAGGAAAAACCTAATCGGAATCCCACGCTACAAAAAAACTGCATACCCACCAAAAAGTTCTTGATCTAATATAAAACAAGAGCAACAATGATCGACTACCTTACCACTATGACAACCGAAACCACTACACCCACCGCCGCCGAACCTGTAACTGAGACACAAAAAGCAAATTGCTTCCTTGGTCTTTACTTTCCAAAGGAACTGAAAGACAAAGTTGCCGCCGCCGCAAAGAATGAAGATCGTTCTATGAGTAAGTATGCCGTCCGAGTCTTTGAGAAGCACTTTGCCGCAGCATGAGTCCACGATTTATCGCCGCAACCTATACAGAACAATTTCCTTCAGCCTGTAACTGAAGGAGCAACCAAAACTAAAATGACCATCGCACAACTAAACAAACTCGCACAAGAAATCGCCAACCTTCTTGGTGATCTCGACGAAACCGCCCTTATCAAAGTCCTTGACTTTGTAAAGACCGCCGCCGAGCCAACCACCGCCGAATAATGCTTGCTGAGTTGATGAATCACATCCGCAGCACGATGCAGACAAGGCCAACCAAGAATCACACGATGATTGACACTCGCAAGATGTCACCCGTCAAAAAAGCCAAGATGAAGAAGGAACTCACAACTCCCGAAACTAAAGGCAAAAAGCCCCGAACCAAAACCAAACGAGGCTAAAAAAGAACTGGCTAGGGAGCCATGAATTAACTCCCTAGCCAGCATTAGCAGTCAAGCAACCACGCAGGAACCGCACATGAACAATACAAATACATTAGCAATTAGTCAACCATCCATGACTGATATGCAGAGCATGGCATTAGCCATTGCAAAGTCAGGCTTATTTGGGATGAAAAGCCCCGAACAAGCACTAGCATTAGGACTACTAGCAGTATCGGAAAATAAGCCATTTGCCAGCATTTGCGCTGAATACGATGTTATACAGGGCAGACCCGCCTTGAAGAGTCAGGCATGCTTGGCGCGATTCCAGCAAGCAGGAGGCACAATCCAATGGATACAGCGAACCGACAAGGAATGTGTCCTTGAGGGTAAGCACCCGGCAGGGGGAACGCTCCAAGTCACTTGGACGATGGAGAGGGCAAACGCCGCAGGATTAACTGGCAAGCAGAATTGGAAGACCTACCCTTGCGCGATGCTATCAGCCCGTTGTGTAGCGGAACTGGTTCGCGCCCTGTATCCAGCCTGTTTGAATGGGGTGTATCTTGCCGAGGAGGTTCAGGATTTCGATACCAAGCCCCCTCGTATTGAGAAGCCTGTAATCAAGCAGGAAGAGCAGCAGGATACGATCACAGTAGAAGTGATTGAAAACGAGCCACAGGAGGCTTTAGAGGCTCCAAAACAGCTTCCTAGCACTCCATTGAGTATGCTTAGTAGCATGATGTGGAGCGATGAGATTCCTGATGCTCATGTTATCCACTTCTTGATTGCCAAGAAGGTTCCCAATGTCACTAAGACCACACTCCTAAAGGACATAGATGAGAAGGTAATCGAACGCCTCATTGCCAAGTGGGAAGATGTGAAGAACTTCAAGCCAATCCTGTAACATGACCGACGAACGCAAAGGAAAACCATCAGCAAGTGGCATGAGTCGCTTGACTGATTGTGCTGGATCTTGGAATCTGGAGTCCACACTTCCAGAACAGGAAGCCAACCAGTATATGCAGCTTGGTACGGATGTTCACGCCGTCCTCGCTGAAACCAAAGATTTTGATGAGCTAACTGAAGAAGGGCAGGAGATCGCAACTCGATGTCTGTCCGACTTCTCCACCCTAATTGCTCAACTTGACCTTGGAGAACGCACCGCCGAAGTCCTAGAACAACGATTCTGGTATAATGATGCTTACTCAGGAGCAATCGACCGCATTGACTTCTTTGGAGATGTTGCCGTTGTCACCGATTACAAGACAGGAAGAACCGCACAAGGAAAGGCTAGTGAGAACCAGCAGTTGAAGGCTTATGCTGTCCTAGTAAAGCATCACTATCCAGAGTTAAAGACCATCTATGTTGCCATTATCCAACCCCTTGCAGGAGGCACAACCATTGCTGAATACAACGAGGCTGAACTAGATGCCGCAACCACGGAGATTATTAGAATTGTATCTGCTTCACTAGATCCAGATGCCCCTAGAACTCCTTCAGTAAGTGCTTGCAAGTGGTGCAGGGCTAAGAGTATTTGCCCTGATGCTTATGGGCAAGCAACCGCCGCCAAGACCCATCTCCAAGTAGTATCGGGAGTAGCCATTGCAACTCTATCCAACGAGGAACTGGCATCCATAGATTCCAAGGCAGACATCGTTGAAGACTTCATTGATGAAATCCGCAAGGAGATCAAGTCACGCCTCATGGCGGGACAGCAAATTGCTGGACGCAAGCTAGGAAAAGGTCGTACAACTAGGAGTGTTTCATCCGATTCAGCCGCCGTTGTATCTGCGCTTTCTGGTATTCTGTCACCTACTGATGTCATGGCTTGTGCAAAACTTAGCGTCACGAGCTTGGAAAAAGCAGTTGGAAGGGCTAAAGGAGTCAAGGGGAAAGAGGCCAAAGAAGCCCTTGACGCAGCACTCGGATGGCTACTTGAATCAAAAGAAGGCGAACCAACCCTCATGCGTGAATAGTGAATCACATCCAGACGCTCATGCTCTTTGGATTAAATTTGCAGGGAGAGAATGGATCATCATGCACCACACAGGACACTTCCAAGCTATTCCAGCAGACAGCAAAAACGTAAAACCATCAGATGTTCAGAAACTTTTCCGTTACCTCGTGAATGAAGGATTCATAAACGATGATGGAAACCCACCACAAACAAACCAACAACCAGCAAACGTATGATCACCGCAAAGATTGATGTAACCAAGATTGATAAACAAGAACTCTATACTGGACAGAAGGGAACTTACCTAGACATCGTTTTGTATGCCAATACAGACGATACAGGAGCAGAAGTTCCAGATCAGTATGGCAACGATGGAGTAATCAAGCAGGGGCTTTCTAAGGCTTCTCGTGAGGCCAAGAAGAAGCAACCCATCCTTGGAAACTACAAAAAGAAAGAGAGAACAGGATTTATTCCAAAGCTACAGACTGCATTTAAAAAGCCAAAGCAGGAAGCACACCTTTGGGATGATTTGGATTCTGACCCGATCCCTTTTTAACCCAACAAAAATAGCAACCAACCACGCACATGAACCTAAAAACCAAACCTACACATGCAGAGAAGATAGGCCAATTAGAAGCAGGACTTGATTTCCAAAACAGGGAGTCAACCTATATCTTAGAAATGGTAAGGAAGCATCATGTTGAGCTTCAAGAACAAACAGAAACCGTTAGTGAGCTTTCGGAGATCATGAAGATTTATTCAATACTCCTATTGGTCTGCATTGGATTAACCCTCTATTTTGTAGTCCGATGATGCCATATTGTTCTTGTGCCGAGATTAAAGACAGCTTTGGTAAAGATATAGCATCTGTACCTAAGTGGCATAATTGCGAATATATCGCCAAAAGGAACTTACTCATCCCCAAGGCATGGGAAAAGGCAATGAGTTTAGCCAAGATGGGAAACAATGAAGTCAATGCAGATAGATTAACTTATCTGTTTTCACAATTCATGGACGAAGCAGCAAAAGAGGCAAAAATTGTATGAAATATAGTAAAGCAGCAAAGGAATATATTAATTCAGAACACATCCGCTTTTTAAGTGAGGATAATAAAATACCAACCCTTGAAGAACGGGTAATGGCGGCATTTGATGAAGGGGTTAAAAGCGTACACAGAAACAACTGGCACAATGCTTTTGGTAAGCTAAATGCCATTGCTTCAGATAAATGCAACATCAACTTCCCAGAATGCAATGACTGATCAATTCGATTTTGACTTCACACCCATTGTTGCGGAACAGGATCGTTGCTCTTTAAGTGACAGGTTTGAAAGGTTTCATGCCAATAATCCTCATGTGTATAAGAACCTTGTTCAGCTTGCTAGGCAGTTCCGAGAGAAGCGTCCTGATGCCATTATAGGTATTCAGATGCTATTTGAGGTATTGCGATGGAACTACTGGATTAACGTAGATAGTGATGAGCAATTCAAATTCCCAAATGCATTTGCAGCAGGGTACTCCCGACTCATTATGAAACAAGAGCAAGACCTAGAAGGCATCTTCAAGTTATGCAAATCAACCTTTGACGAAGAGTAATATGACAACAGACACACCACGAACTGATGCCTGTCCTTATTGCGGGGCAGAAAGAGCGCGGACTTACACAATAGGTGGCCAAGAAGTCCCTCAATACATTTGCGGATCTTGGAGCGATTCAACCCGCGAAGAAGTCACTGACTTTTGCAAAGAACGAGAGGCAAGGCAGAAAGCAAAGGCCGAGGTCGAGAGGCTGAAGGATATAGTCGAAGCGCAACAGGACGAGCTACATGCGATCTCCCGCGCTCTCGGTACATCCGAAGGTCATTCAAGCGTGGAGCACATAGTCACACTCCAAGCCAAATACTCAGAGTTTAAACTTAGCAATCCACTATACTAAACAATTATGAACCCAAGCGAAATCAACAAACGAATCGCCACGCATATCTAGTTCGTAGTTGGAAAGACCCTAGAGATTAATATGAAAAGAGAAATTAGAAAAATATCCAAGAAGATTGATGAGTTTCAAAAGCAACTCAATCAACAGAATGAATATATTATGGATCAGTCCCTTATTATCCAAAAGCTAATTGAGAAGCTTATAGTTATTCCATCTGCTCCATATACTCCAAGTATTGATCCTCATTTTGGAAAAGATATTCCTTATGTTCCATACAAAGGACCAGATTGTGAAAGTAAAACAA